GGTTTGTCCGGTTTGTCCGGTTTGTCCGGTTTGTCCGGTTTGTCCGGTTTGTCCGGTTTGTCCGGTTTGTCCGGTTTGTCCGGTTTGTCCGGTTTGTCCAGTTGATCCAGTTGATCCTGTTGATCCTGTTGATCCAGTTGATCCAGTTGATCCAGTTGATCCTGTTGATCCTGTTGATCCTGTTGATCCTGTCGGTCCAGATGGAACTGTATAAGAATATGGCGTAGAAGATGTTCCTCCTACAGTATTTACAGTTAAATCATATGTACCTGTATTAGATACAGAAGGCATTATAACAGTAAGTTGTGTTCCATCTGAAGAAATATTTTGTACATTAACATTTTGATTTATTTGTGATAAAACTACATTAATAATATTATTTAAATATTGTCCGTAAATAATAATACTATTATTACCACTTATACTACCCGATGATTGACTTAAAGAAGTAATATTAGGTGCATCTATATATGTAAACGCGTTATAAATATATTGAGATACACCAGATGTTGAAACTATTATATTAAGAGTTCCAGATGTTAAACTAATAGGTGATACAAAATTTAATTGTGTTCCACTATTAGTAACAGTTGGAATAATTGGTGATGATAATAATGAACCAACATAAACCTTTGTTATACCTTGTATAAAACCTGTTCCATTTATTGTAATATTTGTTCCACCAGATAATGGACCTGAAAAAGAATTACCCATTTTGTTTATTATTTAATTAGAAAAAAAATATTATCTAATATATAAATAAATGTCTGGCACAATTATAAATATATCTTCAGGAAATATTTTTATATATCAGAATAATAATAATATTATACAATATTCCTTAAATAAGATTACGTATACAAATATAAATTGGCCATTAACTATAATAAATAGTGGAAATTCAACAATATTTGTTTATATATTAAATAATTTAATAATAACTGATATATCACAATATTTTATAGTAGGAAGTGATAATATAACATTTAATGGATATTATAATACAACATATCAAACTATTACTATTAACGTAATATATTTTTATAATGGATTAATACAAAACGGTTCTGGACAAATAAATATTCAAATAAATCCTAGTTATAATTATAGCACTACTATTGAAACATTAACTTTAACAAGTCCAATAAATGGATATAACAACATTAGTATTCAAAATATTAATATATTAATAAGTGATTTAATAAATTTAAATAATTTTAATGGTGTTATATGTCAATCTTTATTTGGTTATGGAGCATCAGGAAATACAATAAATGGTTGCATAGTAAATATAAATAGTAAATATAGTTCCTACAGCCAATGGATTGGTTTAATAGCAGGTGTATACTCTAATTTTTATAGTATAAATAACTGTAGAACACTTAATGGGGCATTCATTATAAATAATTCAGGTGGTATATTAGGTTCATATTCTAAATGCAGTTATATAAATAATTGTTATAGTATAGGTGAAATATTTAATTGTTCTGGTGGAATTGTAGGTAGTTTTTTTCAGTCAGATTGTACTATTTCAAATTGTTTTTCAATAGGTATTATATCAGGTATTAATGGAGGAGGTATATTTGGTAATAATCTTGGTTATACAATAAATCCAAATGTATCAGTTACAATAAATATTAATAACTGTTATTCAATATGTTCATTTAATAAAACAAGTGCTAGCATAGGTGGAATAGTGGGTGGAAATGTTTATTATAATTCAGGAGTTATACCAACACATTTACCAATAATAAATATAAATAACTGTTATGTAAGTAGATTATCTGATAATTATGCTAACTCAAATTATTATTTTATTTCGCAATATATGAATAGTTATATTCAAACATTATCAATAACAAATTGCTATTATAATCAATATGCTAAATGGGATGACACATTAGCAAAACAATCATTAGATAATAGTACTAATGCATGGATATATCCAAGTCCACCTACTAATTTACCTTATATATTGATATCATTAGAAAATAATTCTGCACTTTCTATTATATATTCTTTATCATCTGATTCATTCCAATATGTCTATATTGGTAATACAATTACTTTAACTGTTCAATGTATTGGATCATTGCCAATTAATTATATATGGTATTTTAATGATACAATTATACCTAGAATAAATACAAACTCATATACAATCACAAATGCTCAGTTATTACAAGACGGTAAATATACATGTAAAATATTTAATAGTATAAACAGTGTGAACTATGATATTTATTTAAATATTGTACCATCAACTTATACAGTTATTAAAGCACAAATAAGTCCAGATACATCTTCAAATATATTAATATCACAAAATAATGGCATTATATCATATAAAATAAATGGTATAACAACAGAAATTAATTCATGGCCTGTTATGATAATTGGCATACAAAATTGTTTGGATAATATAACTTATGTAACTATAAATACAAATTTAACATTAACAGATATAAATCAATATTTTATAATGGGTTCGGCACAACTTAAATTTATAGGTGACAATATTAAGAATATAACTTTAAATATTAATTCATCACAAAAATATAATGGTATATTTCAAAATGGTACAAGTATAAAAAATGGTTATAATTTATGTAGTATTCAAGAATTTAATATAAATGGTAATGCAATATTAAATGATTATGCAGGATTTTTATGTCAATCATATTGGAATAAAAATTGTACAAATCTAGGTACTATATATACATGTTCTTGTTCAATTGATATAACAGGTAATTATTCGGGTGGATTATTAGGTGCTTATTCTAATAGTAACATTAATTTTTGTTATACATTAGGAAATATAATAGGTAACAATGCAGGAGGTATAATAGGTGCATATTATAATAATAAAGCTCGATGTAATATTTATAATCTATTTTCAATGGGAAATATAATAGGTAATAATACAGGGGGTATATTTGGTAGTTATGCTACATTTTATAATAGCTTTCGAATAAATAATATATTTAGTACAGGAAATATTATTGGTAATAATTCAGGTGGTATAATAGGTTCAGATGTCAATAATAGTCAAGATATATTATTAATATTATTTAATTGTTATACATTAGGAAATATTTCAAATAATGCAGGAGGTTTTATAGGAGGAATAAATCAAGTAAAGTCAAATAATTTAAATTTATCTATAGTATTTTCATATGTATGTAGTTTATATAATAATAATAATGGATTTATTGCTCCATCTTTATATGATTATGTAGATTTATCATTAACATATACATATTTAACAAATAGTTGGTCTAATAATGATGCCTCAATTAGTTTAAATTTAGAAAATAATCAATCTTCATGGATAACATATAATGATAATATACCCTATATACTTCAAAGTTTTACTGGTAATTATTTTGATCCTTATTATAATTATGGAACACCAGCATTTATAACATCTATAACATCTAATCAAATATTGATAGTAGGACAAACATTAACATTACAAGTACTTGTAAATGGTACTTCCCCAATAACATATCAATGGAAATATAGTAGTGATAATATAACATATAATAATATAGCAAATGCAACAATTAATATTTATACATTACCAGATATACAAATATCAAATAATGGATATTATACATGTACCGTAACAAATTATATATTAGATCAAATTATTATATATACTGTTACGTCAAATCCTATAAATGTAAGAGTATTATCACCAACAAATCCTACTGTTACACAACTTAGTGAAAATGTATCAAATATATTAGGTGGAATTATAATTACATTAACTGGAACAAATTTTAATATAAATTGTACTGTTTTTTTTGGTAATGTAGCATCAACCCAAATTACACTTGTAAATTCTACTACATTTAATGTTACAGTTCCACCTAATGTTGCTGGTGTTGTTAATATAACAGTTAAAAATAATAATACTGATGAAACATCACCTGTAACAAGTGCTTGTTTATTTACATATCAAACTGTACCAACAATACCAATAAATATAAATGCTATACCTAGAAATAGTAGTGCATATATTACATGGGATATAAATGATCCCAGTCAAAATATTTTATATTATATGGTATATTGCAGTGATAATACAATAACACCTGTACAAACAAGTTCAAATTACGTAACTTTTACAGGGTTAACAAATAATGAATCATATACTTTTACTGTAACATCAACTAATGCATATGGAACTAGTAATAAAAGTGTAAATTCAAATTCTGTTATTCCCAGAAATGTTCCATCAATAATAAGTATATATAATAATGATAATAAAAATTATTCATTAGTTGGATTATCAATCATAAATATAACTATAAATGGAACAGATTTTTATAGTCCAACATTAAGTGTAATATCAACAACTGGACAAAATATATTAAATGTAACAAATTTAATAGTAGTAAGTACAACGCAAATAACATGTTCTATACAAAATGTTTATAGTGGTACATTTAACTTTAGTATTTTAGACATTGGAGGTAATACAACATTTAATAATGGATACACAATTTATAATCCTCCGACTATTAGTAATGTATCTCCAAATTATGGTTCATCTATAGGAGGTACTCTTATAACAATTACTGGTACTAATTTAATCTATATAACTCAAGTACTATTTGATGGAAATAATATAAGCATATATAATTTTACATCAACTACATTATCATTTAGAATACTTTCATATAATACAAATATTAATCCAACTATATCAATTACTGCAATTGGAACAACTGTTCAAACCAATTTATTTAATTTTGTATTACCGCCTACTTTAACAAGTACTAATGCATCCAACCCAAATCAATTAATTATAATTGGTACAAATTATAACAATGTATCAGTATTTATTAATAACATAGCTTTATCTCTTAATGATATTGATCCAGCAAGTAATTCTACACAAATTATTATAAATAATTATGTATATAATGCATTAGATAAAATTCAAATACAAAATATTGGAGGACAAATAGAATTTTCAAACACATCTTCATCTGGTATTGGAACATATGTGCAAACAACAATAACATCAATATCAACATTAAATCTATAAATTTTAATTTTTATTCTAATATAGTTTTTCTAAAATAATGATCAATCTTCATTTTATTACAGTACTTTTACAATGAATTTATCAGTATATAAAAACTATTTTCCGGAGTTTACGAAGGAAAATATAAACTCCATATAAATCTAAATGTATAAATATATTTATTACATTCCGATTCTTTTCTGTACTCCGAAATATAGCGATTAATCTTCATTGCATTCAGATTATTTTCTGTATATTTCTTCGTAAACTCCGAAATATAGCGATTAATCTTCATTGCATTCAGATTATTTTCTGTATTTTTCTTCGTAAACTCCGAAATATGGCGATTAATCTTCATTGCATTCAGATTATTTTCTGTATTTTTCTTCGTAAACTCCGAAATATAGCGATTAATCTTCATTGCATTCAGATTATTTTCTGTATTTTTACTTTATATATTAAAATTTATTGTATATAAACTTTAATTTGTAATATTATTATATTTTTTTTATTTATCTATTATAAAATGGAAGATTTAAATGATAATAAAATTATTATAAAAAAAATAAACGATTTACTATATTCAATCGAATTTGAAACATTATATGATTCTTCATCTAATTTTATAGAAATAATAAATAACAAAATAATAGGTAGTTTATTATATGAATTAAATAATGATGTGATATATAAATATTCAAAAATAAATAATCATGAATTATTAATGTTTAATAATTTGAATACTTTATTAGATACTAATTATTATTTATATTTTAAATATGATGTTGAAAATATAAATAATACAATAGTATTAAATATATTATTAAATAATTATAATAATATTGAAAATAAGTATGATAAAATAGAATTAGAATATTTAATTATTTATATTAATTTAATTGATAATAATATAAAATTTAAAATTGATTTTTTTTATAAAAAAGAATTAAGTCAACTTAAAATAGATATAATAATTTTTTTATTAAAAAAAATTATAATAAGATTAAAAAAATATATAGAATATTAAGAAATTAGCGATAAACCTTCATTGCATTCTGGTTCTTTTCTGTAGATTCATCGCTATTTTTAGAGTTAACTCTAATAGATATAATAAATAAAATGTTTTATAAGTTTATAAAAGAAAATATTTTTTTTTCTTTTATTACTTTTATTAAGTCCAATAATTTATTTTCTATATTTTCTTTGGTATTTGATTCAGTAAATAAAGAACTTAAAGATTCGATTAAGTTCTTATCTTTATTATTTATTAATTTAATAAATTCTTGTAATAAATTATTAATATTAAATAATTTATTTATATCATTTTTATCTAAATCTAATGATTTATTAATATTATTAATTTTATTAAAATTAATTAAATTATTTGTTTTATTATTATCAGTTAATAATATTTTATAAAAAAAATCCGATTGTTCAATATAATTTTCAATATCATTTATATTTTTAATATTTAAATGAAAATTTATTATTAATTTTGAATAATTTATATTTTTTTTTAAATATGTACCATTAATATCTGTACATATTAATTCAATATTCATAAAATCAAAATCGTCTATATATTTTGTCCATAAAATATAACCTTCAATATTTTTTATTGACATATATATACTTAATGTTTTATCAATATACTTAAATTTTAACCATCCGTATGAATTATCATTAAAATATATATCATAAAAATTATCATTATTAAAAATACTTGAATTATTATATTTAGAAATTAATGTAAAATTATCCATTTATATTAAACAAATAAAAAAATATATTTAAAAATTATTAATAAATAATTTTTTATTTAAATTTTTATTGTTTGTAAAAGAATCTATATCTGTAAAATATATACTTAGAGAATTAATTATACATAAAGATATAATAAAATTTGCAACTCTTTCATTAATTTCTAAGTTATAATAATTTATTCTATATAAAATATATTTTATAGCATTAATATCAAATAAATTACCATTAATATTACTAATATTTTCTATATAATAAGTATGAATATCTTTATATAAAATATCTATTAAAATATCAATATTATTTATTTTATTTTTAGATTTAATAAAATTTTTTAATGAATATATTAATGTTTTTAAAAAATCATCAATATCAGTTGTTTTAAATAATTTATAAGCTAAATCAATTTCATTTTTATTTAAAATATGTATTATACCGAAATCAATTAACCCGATTTTATATGTATTTTCTTTAACATGTTCTTTATCTACAGATAAATTCATTGTATTTTCTTTAGAATATATATAAGGACTATCACATTCATTAATATCTATATTTTTTTTCATTAGTTTTTTAGAAAATAGTTTTTTATCTATACTATATTCTAATAAATTTATTGTATTTTCTTTTATTTTATTCATGTTTTTTTCTGTATTATTTAATTTACAAAATAATATATTACCAATATGAAGATCTCCATGTATTATTTCTTTCTCTAAAAAAGAATAAGTATATTTTAAATATATTTTATTAAATTCTTCTTTATCTTCTTTTTGTATATTATCTATTGTACAACCTTCAATAAAATCCATCACTATTAAGTTATTATATTTATCGGTAAACTCTTCATAAAAATTAGGTATTATTAAATAATTACTATTTCTATATTTATATTTAAATAATTTAATATTATCTAGTTCATTTTTTAAATTTGTTTGTTCAATTAATATATTTTTATTTTTATATATAATATCATAAATAATATCTTGAATATTATAAATATAAAATATTATATAAAAAATATTACCAATATAATAAAAAAAATCTATTGATTCTTCTATCTTTTTTATTATATTTCTTCTTAATATTTTTATAACTACTTTTTTATTATTTAAATACGCTATAAATACTAAATTTATAGATCCTGATCTATATGGAATAAAAGATGTTAATTCTAAGTTATGATTATTTTCATTTGAGTATTTAATTAAATTAATTAATGTTTCTTTATCAACTGAATCATCGTCATATGGACAATTATCTACATATTTTTTTAATAATAATAAATATTTGTCGTTTATTTTTTTTTCAGATGATAACCATTGAAAAATTTTAATAAATATAATATTTATATGACTTAATTCTACTAACAATTTATCATAAAAATGTTTATCATATGAAAATATATATAAATAAGTGTATTTTAATGAAAAATAAATCATTTTTAAAAATAGCATATTATATATTAATGATAAAAATAATTTTTACTAAAAAATTATTTTTTATATTACATATAAAATATGGATTATATAGAAATTTTAAATAAAATAATTGAATATGAAAAAAAAGACAATTATGATAGATTAAAATTATTAATTATTAATAAATCAGTTGATTTGGGATTAGACTATACTTTATTTTTTCCATCTACAATAAATACATTTTTATTATATCTAGTAGGACATCCAATTGAAAATTATTTATGTAAAATTTTTATTGAAAAAGATAAAGAATTTATAAAAAAATATATTTATGAAGATTTTAAATTATTCCATCTAAAAATAGAAAATAAAATATTAAATGATGATTTAAAAAAAGAATATGAATACATTTTAAAAAATTATTCTGAAAATTTTTTAGAAATATGGTTTTCATATAATAATGTTATTGTTCAAATTATATTAGTAATAAATTCATTATTGGATTTAAATACATTACAATATGTTTATAAATATGATTATAGTATTTTTAATTCAATTTTATTAAATATTTATATATTAATACTTGCTTTAAATTCCATAAAATTTATAGAAAATGAATTGTCAATAGATAGAAAAGATTATTTAAATTATAAAAATAATTTGTATGAAGAAATAAATCATTTATTAGATAATTTTTTTTTTATTAAAGAAGTTGATAACTATAAATTTCATACAGATAAAATAATTGAAAATATTGATATTTTAATAGATGAAATATATGAAAATTTTATTGGAATGCCTTCATCTCTAAATGGTAAAATAAGAAATATGTATCAAACCGAAAGATGGTATAATTTTATTTTTTTTTTATTAACACCATTTAATCCAATATTATCTAGACATATAAATAATAGTATAAGAGGAAGAATAAAAAAATTAATTGATGTTGTAATAGTATTGCAAAAAAAATTAATAGATAATTCAATTTATTATAAAATTTTAAATGAGTTAATTGATAAAAAAGATATTAAAGATTTATATTTAAGCGATTCTGAAATATTATTTAAAATATCTAATATATCGCATTCTTATCATGAAAATGTATTATTTGATGATATTTCAATAAAAATACCTAAAAATAAATGGGTATTTTTGTATGGAAATTCAGGTGATGGTAAATCAACTTTATGTAATTTTTTAATGAAGAAAAATAAATGTAGTTCTGGTAAAATTCATTATATGGGATTATATGATGACTATATATTTGATGATATTAAAAAAGATATATCATTTATTAATTTAAATTCAGATATATTTAATAATTATTCAATATTATTTAATTTAACTTATTGTGTAAAAAATATTGATTATAATATCATATATTATTATCTTAAATTATTTAATATGGAAAAATATATTGACAAATTAAATGATAATGTTAATTTTTTAAGTACTGGTGAAAAACAAAGAATCAAATTAATAAGATTAATATTACATGATAAACCTATATGGTTTTTAGACGAATCAACATCAAATATTAATACAGAATTAGAAATAATAGTTATAAAAGAATTAAAAAGAATTCAAGAATTAAAGAAAAAAAGTGTTGTATTTATATGTCATAATCCAAATATAATTCAATATTCAGACTACATTATAAAAATTAAAAATAAAAAAATATATATTGAAAAAATTATTCTATAAAAGTTCATTATTTTATGTTTTTTAAATATATATAAATGATAAATAATGAATATGGTTATTCATTTGAATTAATTAATTTTGATAAAGGTATTTTTGATGAAGGTATAGATGCAACTTATGTAATTCATTTAAAAGATAATGGAAGATTAGATCATATAAAAGAACAATTATTAAAATTTAGACCAACTAAGGTATGTTATATTTTAATTAATGAAGGTTATAAAAATAATAATAAAAAAAAATATATAGATACTCCAGATAAAGATTTAAGAGATTGTAACTTCACAATTTTTAAACATGCTTATGAAAAAAAATATAATAATATATTAATACATGAAGATGATTTTTTTTATGATGAAAAAGTATTTATTAACACAAATAAATACAATATAAATAAATTTATGTTAGAAAATATTAATAATGAATTTATATATTATTTAGGCTGTATTCCTTTTATATTAAATAAAGTAAATAATAATCATAATAAATTAATTATTGGATACACTTCACATGCTATTATTTATTCAAAAAAAATAATAGATAAATTAATAACTATTAATCCAGAAACAATAAAATTAGTATATGATAATTTTTTATGTATTGATCCTATATTTGAAAATATAAAATATACTTATAAAATACCACTATGTTTTCAATTACATGATATAACAGAAAATGCTAAAGATTGGTTATCTTTAAATATTTATTTTAATAAAAAAGATATTAAAGAAAATTTATTGTTAAATGTTTTAAATGATATAGTTTTTGATATAAATAAAAAAATTATGATAGATATATTAAAATTAAATAAAGAAAAAAATTTAAAATTTTTTATAGAAACACTTTATAATTTATTAAAATTTTAAATTTATTTTTATCGAAATATAAATTTAAATATTTGTATAAATTATATAAATGACTGGCGTTGATTTAACAGTATTAGATAATCATTTAAGTAATACAAAAGTTGTTTTACTTACTGGTGTTTTAGCAGAACAAATAGAAAAAGTAAACAAACCTGCAGGTGAAATTTTAAACAATATAATTAATAATATTGATTTGAATGGTAATTTTTTTGGTCTATATTACGGATTAAGAAAAATTCAGGATAAAGATAATTCACCGATATATCATGCTTTGTATGCTGCAGTAAAATATTAAATTAGTTTCATAAAATAATCTTTATTTTCATTACAATATTCATATTGTTTTGGAATTACATCATAATCTAATTTTATAAAATTTAGATTATCTATTATATTTAAAATATTTATATCAATTAAATATCTTAAATTATCATTCATTATTATAGAAAATAGTTTATTATCTCTTTTTTTAGAACAATATTTATTAATATTTTCATCTTTTATATTTATAATATTAATATCTAATACAATTGATTTGTTAATTGTCATTGGAATATGTGAAATATTTGTTATAAAATAATGATTACAAGTATATGTAATATAATCACATAGATTATCAATATCTGTAAAATCTCTGTAATAATTAACATTAATATTTAAATTTTTTAATTCAACTATTTTAATGAATAATTTTTCTGCATAAAAATCACTTAATTTATAATTTTTTCTAATAAAATTACAAAAATTAATTACTACATTGTATATATTAGAATCTTTTATATATAACAATAACTCATCAAAATTAAATTTTTTCTTAGATAATAATAATAAAATTGTTATTGATGAACCACATTGAGTAATACACATATTATTTTTTAAATATTTTTCATAAATATAATTTATGTCAAAATTTGTTTGAATATATTTAATAATTGCAATAGTCATAAAAGTTTTTGATAAATAATTTATATTTTTACTATTAAATTGGTCATTTGGTATATAATATAAATTTGTATTTTTATAATCACTATTATTATTTATAAATTCTTCATAATTATTATATATCTTATCATTTTTTAATGAAACTATTTTTTCACAAAACATTATTTTATAATATTGATATATAAAAAAATAAATACACACCTTAATAAAAAATTATATTTTATATGTATTTTCCTTCACAAACTCCGGAAAATAACCATAAACTTACGCTAAAGCTACAGTTTACTACATATTTGACTAAGCTTAAAACTTTTATTGATATATTTAGCACTTTGTTTTAACATACAATTAATTTATCGGAAAATTTATCTGGAAGAAAAGAATCGGAATGAAATGAAGGTTCATCGCTATACTCCGGAGTTTAAGAAGGAAAATACATATATTCATATATTCTTTCATAAACTTTCTTTAACATTTTAAATTTATAAATATATGGCTTTAATATTAGAAAATAAAAAAAAATATATAAAAATAATAGGTTTTACTGCATATAATTCATTTGATATAAAAATTATTATTTTTATTTTTCATTAGAAAAAGATTAAAATAAAAAATTTATAATAAATGATAAAACAACATCTAAAAAAAAGTTATTAGAAGCATGTAATGATTTTTATAAAAAAATATTTAAACATTGTAAAATTAAATTTTAGATACAACTTTTTCAAAATCATTATGAATTTGTTCAGACTTAAAACTTTTATTTCTATATTTAGCACTTTGTTTAGTCAACCATTCTCCTATAGATTTTTCTTCAACATTAGTTGAATGTTTATTTGGTCTACGTTTATATGTTTCGATAAAATTATCTAAATCATCTAATCTATCATACCATTTTTCATCTAATGTTTTAAATTTATCCATATATTCATTCATAAACAATGTCCATTGATTATATATAGTTTCATCACTCATAATTTGAGTTTTATTTTTATAGTTTTTAATTTGTGTTGCAACAAATAATGCTAAATGTCTAACTTTAGTATCTTTAGAATGTTCACTTGGTCTTTTATTATTTTGTTGAATATAATTTTTTAAATTATCGAGTGTTGAATACCAATTTTCTTCATTTGTTAATAAATATTTTTTATATTCAATATTGAATTGTATCCATAATTGAACGATAATATCATGATTATTTACATTATTTCCATTAACAGATTTATATGAAAACATTTTAGTACGTTTTTTGTAATTTTCTTTTTGATTTGCAATCCATGAACCAAGATTAGATTCTATACTATAATATGTATCAATATCGGAAATATCTTCAGATGAATCTAAATCTGATTCTGATTTAGCATTTTTTGCGTAACGAGATGGTGAATCTTGATTGGTAGTCATAAAGTATTTAACTTTATCTAATATAGATATCCATCTTTTTTCATTATCTTGTTTATATTCTGAATATTTTTCTAAAAATTGAGTCCATATATCATAATATTTTTTGTTTTTCATTAGTTTTATGTTTTCTTTATATGAATATGATTGATTAGCAAAAAAAATACCAATCATTCGAATAAAATTATTTTCACTATTTCTAGAAGGAAATGTATTATGTTTTTCAGTATAATCTACTAAATGATTAAATTTCTCATTCCATGTTAAAACTTTATGAATATTTAGTATAAAATTATCTAATTTTGTATATTTTATCTCATTTGTATTTCTTTCCAAAATTTGTTGATTATTATTACTAACTGAAAATATTTTTACTTTTGAACAAGTAAAACTTGAATCAAAATCTTTTAAGTTCATAATTGTATCAATAATTTCTTCATATTTGTTTGCCCATATAAAAATTTTAGATATTTTATGTATATTATCTTTATCTTTTCTATTTGCTCTTGAAAATCTTTGAATAACTTTTGTTAATGATTTAGAAAGACTACTCATAAAAATAGAGTCGCATTTAACTATATCAATACATTCATTTAAAATTTCAACATTTACTATAATTGATAATCCATCAAAATTTTTAAATTTATCCAATTTTTCTTTTCTTGATAATTTTGTGTTAGAAGATAAAATAGTATCAACATAAATATCAATACTATAATATTCTTTGCATATCATGAGTAAAGCATCTTTAAATTTATATGCTTCTTCATGAGTTTTAGCATAAAATATTTTTTTTCTTACTCCAGTTTCCAACATTCCTCTAATAGAAAATTCAGATTCAATAATAATATAATCTTCCAATGATTTAATATCAATTTCTGTTTTAATATCATTAATAAAACTTGTTGTATTTATTTCAATATCAGGTACATAAATTTCATAATCACAAATTAAATTATTTTTAATTGCTAAACCCATATCATATTTATATTCAATAGTTCCAAAAATATCTTCATTTAATTCTAAATTTTCAATATCGTCATCATCAATTGTAAAAATCTTTGGTGTGGCAGACATAAATAAAATCTTTGAATTTGACATAAGTATATCATATATTCCATTTTCATTTAAACCCATAACATCATTTTTTGATATATTGTGAAACTCATCAATTAAAATTATATGATTAGATAATTTATTTAAAACTTTTGATAAAATATCACACGATTTATAGCATACACTTAAAATTATTTTTTTGTTTTTTTTAATAAAATCTAATATTTTAATTTCATCCCGTAAACCATCTGTATCTATAATTAGTCCAGTGTAATCTTTGTATTTATATTCAGACTTAAATCTTTCTAAATTTTGTGTACAATATTCTCTTAATGGACTAATAATAACAATTTGGTCGTAATTTAAACTAATTTTCATTGATGTTAATGTTTTACCCATTCCACAAGGAAGATGTAAAATTGCTCTATTTTTTGTTTCAAAAACTGTAGTAATTACATTATATGCTTCAATTTGATAATCAAATGGAGTTTCTAATAAATTACTGTATTCATTTACGTTGTTTATATTGTTCTCAATATATATTGGTTCATTTTCAAAAATTTTATGAATAAACTTTACTTTTTCAGTATGTTTTTGTGATAAAATATTATGTGATAATTTTGATGTATAATATAAAATTCCATGTAAATCATAATGCGAAATCATCATATAAAATCCTGCTAAAGATTCCATATTTACATAATTTTTAGAATCATAATTTTTACATTGAACTATATAATATTTATCATTATTTAATAATAAAATATCTATACCTGTATCTTGTAATGAATTTTCATTTTCATTTAATAATCTTTTTTTATTTATACGGTAAATATTCCAATCTCCCAATATTCCAGCTTTGCGTAAATCTTTGTATGGAATATTTTTCCATAGCCATGCAATATTATTTTTATCGCTATTGTTTAAATAATTGTTTATATAAATTTCGTAAGCAGTTCCTTTTTCAATATTCATTTTATATTTAGTGTATTAAAATATATATAAAATAAATAGTTTAAAAAATAAAATTCAATTTTTTTTTTAAATCAAAGATGAAAATTCATCACTATTTTCTGAAGTTTACCTATATATTTTATATTCCTTCGTAAACTCCTGAATATAAGCGATGAACTTTCATTTCATTCCGGTGTTTTTCTGTATTTTCTTTTGAATATAGCTTTCCAGAAAATAACCTTAAATTTACGCTAAAGCTCTAGTTTACTATATATAATTGTCACTGGAGAATATGCTATTTTTAAACTTCCTTAATCTACTTCTACTTTTGGTGCGAGTGCCATTTTAAGATTCCCAAGCGACCCCACGGCAAATTTTATCACAATAGGAAAATTATTCTTCATATAAATCTCAATAGAATTACATAAATTTGTACATTTTGTGAATAAAACTAAATGTTTTAAATTATAATATCCTTGAATAATTGTGTCATCATTAGTTGATTTGACAAAATTTAAACCATTACTTGCTTCACCAATGATTGTTTCTTGACATGCAAATTCACCCTTACATGAAAAAATCATTTGATTTCCAACAGATTTTATTTCAATAATATCTGATAAATTTATCATATCTCTACAAATTTTATTAAATTCATTACTTGGCATTGTGATAATAGATTCAAATTGAGCAGGAGGAATTTGATAAGTTGTTTCATCAACTTCAATTAAATTTAAATAATAAGTAGTTAAACTATTTTTTTCACCATTTTCAATACGAATTCCTAGACAATTTGTATTGTCAGATTCAATAAACATTGAGAGAGCATCATTATTTGTAAGTGTTCTAATTAATTTAAAAAAATTTAACATATTAACTCCAATACAAATTTTATGTTTACATAGATATGATTCAAAATTATCTTTTTCTAATTTTAAATGTACTAAAATTGTTTGTGTTGGATCCATTGTAATAACTTTCATTGAAGATTCAGTAAATTCTATATTAGCATCAGTTAAAATCTCTTTTAGGGCTTCTATTAGTGTTTTGAATGCACCTGTTTGAACGGTTTTTAATTCCATTATTTTTTCGCTCATTTTATATATAATTTTATTATAAATTCTTTAAGTTGGTTGCGTTTAAAAAAAATTAATTAAATTAATTTTTTTTAAATATCTTGCTAAATAATAATTTTAAGCTTTACAAACACAAGGGAAATCATCGGAACATTGTTTACCATCTGTTTGAACATTAGACCAACATCCGAAACCTTTACCTTTAAACTGCGGATTTTTTTTTAATACTCCATTTAATGAATCACCTAAAACTAGCCAACATCCAGGTGGACCATGATCAGCATCTGTAATAGTATAATTAGAACTTTGTAAATAATTAGAACAATCATCTTTTGATATATTATGTAAATTATTAGAAGCACACGTTCCACTAGTAATCCATTTATAACGGGAGTTACTGTTATGATTTATAGAATTAATTGGATGATTAGAAAAATAAACTAATATTAAAATAATAATAATTATAATAATAATAGCAATAGTTGTTAAAAAAAAAGTATTATTTTTTTTCATTATATAGTTTTATTAGAAAAAAATTATATTAAAATATAATATATATAAAATTAAAATATAGAATTAACTTCAAATTTATTTTCTAAGAAATCTTTTTTAATTTTATCATTATTAAAAAAATCATAAAAAAAATGTCCAAAAACTATTATTTTTGAAATAATATATGTCATATAGTTTTCATCATAATCTACTTCAATAATATTTATATCAGTATTTGTTTTTTTTTTAAGTGCTTCAACAAGATGTCCCTTTAAAGATTCAAACAAATTCATATAACACATTATTTGTACTTTTTCATAATCTCTAAGTGTAAAAAATAAAGTTTTTACTCTATTTTTTACTTCTATAATACAACTATTACTATTATTTATACCATCTATTTTACCACCTATCATAATATTAAGAAATTGTGTACTATAAATAACTTTTTTATGATATCTATTATCTTTAATAATAATACTATTTGTCATTGATTCATATAATTTAGTAACATCAGTTTCATTTTTAATTCCAAACTTAGTATTTGTAACATTATCAATAGATTTAATTATTTCTTTTTTTTCGGATTCATTTAAATTATCAACTTTCGATAATATATTTTTTTTTATTAAAGCAAAATCATTTAAATTAGTTGTTTTAGAACATGATTTTAATTCTTGTGTGATATCAATATTATTTTTAGAGGCAATTTTTTCAATAATTTCTTTATCATTTTCTTTAACAAATCCTATAGTGCTACTAAATTTTTCATAATCTTTTTTATCATATTTTTGCCAAAATTCTATTAAAAAATCACGTTTTGTTTTATACTTATTATCGCCTGTAATAATCGCAATTTGACTAATGTTGATTAATATTTCCATTTGTATTTGTATATTTGATTGTTAATTAATAATAGTATTATATTAAACAATAAAAATCAATTTTTTCTGGAACAAAATGTGAAAGAAAATACTTATGCTAAGATTCTATATTTTACGCAATAAAGGTTTATTGTATTTTCCGGAATATTAATGAAGGAAAATATCGAAGAACTTTCACATTCGTTTCAGTTCTTGTCTTTATTTTCCTTCATTGACACACCGGAAAATATCGAAGAACTTTCACATTCGTTTCAGTTCTTGTCTTTATTTTCCTTCGTAAACTCCAGAAAATAGTTCTTATCTATGGATAAATCCTCTGATAAATTCCATTGTATTTTCCTTCATTGACATTCCGGAGTATAACCATAAACTTACGCTAACGCTTCAGTTTACTACATATTTTCCTTCATTGACATTCCGGAAAATAGTTCTTATCTATGGATAAATCCTCCGATAAATTCATTGTATATGTAGAAAAATTTAATAAAAAAGATTTTTTAAATAATTATGTTTGTTATAAATAGTTTATAATGATTTCATACAATGAATATAATAAAAGTATTGGTATTTTAGGTGCTGGAATGAGTGGGCTGTATCTTGCAAAAAAAATTAAAGAATATAATTCATATATTGATGTAATTATTTATGAAAAAACAGATAAATTGGGAGGAAAATTTAGATTAGAAAATGGTTATTTAGTTGGTGCAGAACAAGTACATTATAAAAATTATAGTTTATATAATTATATTAAAAATTTATTAAAATTAAAAAATATCGATATCAATAAAGTATTAATTAAATTAAATGAACCAATAATTATTTCTCATAATAAAAATATTAAAAATAGTGATTATATTGAAATAATAAATAACTTAGATTATTTATCAGATGATATTAAAACAATTTTTATATGCCATGAATATTCAATGGAAATAGAAGATATTGATAAAAATGCATTAAATATAGAAATTAGTAATTTAGATAAAAAATTAGGAACAGATAATTATATAATAACAAAAACTTTATATAATTTAATTATAAATGATTTAACAGAAAATATAAAGATAGAATATTTATATGATATAAACAATATTAAAAATCATGATATTATTGTCAATGCATATATTCCAAATGAATATTTAAGATATATAAAACCGGCTATTAAAATTTTTTTTAAAAATAAAAAATTATTGAAAATATATAATATATCTAATACTTATCTATATTGTAAAGATAAAAATATATCTGTTTGTGAGCTATGGAGAAATGAAGATTATTTTACTATTTTTGCAACTTCTTCACGTTCGATTAAATTAAATAATTTAACTGATTTTGAATTAAAAATTTTTATAAAAAATATGATAAAAGATATTTTTGATTGTGATATATTAGTTAAAAAAGTTTATAAAAAATATTGGATAAATTCATACCATTATCCTAATTCAATAGATAAAAGTAAATTTAAAGAAAATAAATACTCGTGTGGAGAATGGTTATCACCTATATTTGACGCTAGTTTAAATGCTGCAATAAATAGTGCTGAAGATGTTTTAGAAAAACTTATTAATGATGAAATAATATAAAAATTTAATCTATACTGTACAATTTGAACCATGTGCATCAAATCTTGATGTTTGTCCATCGGGACAACAACCAAATCGTGTTTTTGCACAACTATCTGGTGTACTTTTTAAACAATTTGAACCAGAAATATTTCTTGCTGTTATTCCATCTGGACAGCATCCAAAACGTGTTCCTGCACAACCACCAATTGGATATGGAAAATAAGGATAATTTATAATATGTTTATGATTATTACGATCATTCATTTTAAATAAATAATAAACAACTATTATGAATGTAAATAATACTATAATTAATATAATTATAATTAAAGGATCCATTTTATATAATTATATAAGATATTTTTCTTATTTAGAAAAAAAATATTTATTAAATATCTCTAATGGAGTTTAATTAAGTAAATGTTCAGTATACTTTATAGATTATTCTATATAAAGACATTATAAATACATATATTATATATGAAAAATTTTATTAATTTAACATCACGTATAATAAATAAATTACATATTATTGAAATTAGGAAAAAACCGGATAAATATTATATACATATGAGTATAAATAGTTTTGATGGAGTTATTCTTTTTACATGTGGTTCTGTATCAAATAATAATAATATTATTGAAATATGTAAATTAAATAATAAAAATGACTATGATATTATATCAGATTTTATTAATAAAAATAAAAATTGATTTATTATTTTTATAAAAATAATAATATATCAACTTAAAGAAAACTGATTAATTAAATAAGATGGCAAAAATGAATAGCAATTCTGAAGATATGGATTTAAAAATTATAAATTTCATTAAAATGATTAATAATAAAGAAAATGAAACTATACCTCAACCAAGTTATTTTGTAATATCTACACAATCAGCAATGTGTAATATAAATGGTGTAAATAATATAGATTTATCAAAAATAGTTGTATTTATTGCACGTAAAATAATAAAAAATATCATGTTAAATGAAAATAAAGATTATTTAATTAAAGGAATTGTCGTAGACAGTCTAGATATCAGGTTTGATGAAAGCCATATTAAAAAATATAAAAAACCACATGTAAAATATATGGAAAATAATATTGATTATAATAATATAGAAGAATGTACAAATATGTATAATGAAATAAAAATTTTAGAAAATAATTCTTTAAAAAAACATGGTAGACAAAAAAAAAAGAAAGATAATGAATATTTTTATAATAGTTGTTCAATAATAGTAAAAGCATCAAATGAAGCAAAATGTGTAAATATTAAATTATTTAACAACGGTAAAATTACATTAACTGGTGCAAAAAATGAGAGTGATGGATATTTTGCAAGTTGTGTTTTATTAGAAGAATTAAAAAAAGAGAAAGATATTTTTCCAGATTTAACAAGTGAAACTGAAATATTAAATTTGAGTATAGTAAATTATAAAATAACAATGATAAACAGTGATTATAATACTAATTTTAAAATTGATTTAATTAAGTTATTAAATATTTTGAATAATAATGAAAAAAATTTATTTACTAAATTTAATCCAGAAAAATATAGAGGTTTAATAATAGGTTATTATTGGAATACAGAAAAGATATCACAAGATGGTATATGTTTGTGTAAAACAAAATGTAATGGAAAAGGAATTGGAACAGGAGATGGAAAATGTAAAAAAATTACAATTTCTATTTTCAAAAGTGGTTCTGTAATAATTACAGGAGGAAGACTTATCAAACAAATTGAAGATGCTTATAAATTAATAAATAATATTTTTAAAAAATATTATCATAATATTATAAAATTATCTATATTAGATTTTATTGATGATGAAGAATTTGAAGAAGATGATGAAGATATAGTTGAACATAAATTAGAAAAAAATATTATTGACTTAAATGAAAAATCTGAGAAAAAAACAATAAAAATCACAAAAAAAATTCAATCTAAAAAAATCATAAAAATAAAAGTTTCTAAAGAAAATATGTAGTAAACTGGAATGTCAATGTAAGTTTATTGTTATTTTCCGGAACGTATATAAATTTATATTATATATTTTTCTAAGTAAACTTTAGAAAATAGTTCTTTATTTATTAGAAAAAAAATTAAATTGTATTTTCTTTAATATTTGTTTCAGAAAATAATTTTAATTTCATATTTTCTTCAACATTTGTTCCAGAAAATAATTTTAATTTCATATTTTAATTTCATATTTTCTTTAATATTTGTTTCAGAAAATAATTTTAATTTCATATTTTCTTCAACATTTGTTCAAGAAAATAACCTTAATTTCATATTTTCTTCAATATTTGTTTCAGAAAATAATTTTAATTTCATATTTTCTTCAACATTTGTTCAAGAAAATAACCTTAATTTCATATTTTCTTCAACATTTGTTCTAGAAAATAATTTTAATTTCATATTTTCTTTAATATTTGTTCCATAAAATAATTTTAATTTCATATTTTCTTTAATATTTGTTTCAGAAAATAACCTTAATTAACAACAATTTGCATTATTTTCTATATTTGGTTTATTACTACTTAAAACATTCGTATTTAATTCAGTATTAAAATTATTTTGTATAATATCACTTTTTTTAATACATTTTGCTCTAGCAAATCCTGGATTACAATCATATCCTAATATTTGATCTGCATAAGTTTTATCATATGGATAATTTAACAACTCTGAACATAGAAAAGTAAAATCTGTATTATTTATAGGTTTACATTCTGTAAAAAAATTATAATTTATTTTTTTATTATCTGGTTCTAATTTAGCAATAGTATCAATATGATTATTATCACATATTGCACGTGCTAAATTTTTATTAGGTGTGCCATCATTATTATAACAGTCACCGTGTGCACCAATAAGTATATCTGCAGCACCAATACTATTTACATTATATCCATTAGGAATAGGTTTATTATTATAATATTTACACCAAGTATCAAAATCAGATGATTTGTTTAAACATGGTGTTATTATATTATTATTATTATAATGAATACCATTAATATAATATAAACCACATTCAACACGTGAAGTTGTACTATTACATGGAATTATGCTTTTTACACCAGAATTTGGATTTGAACTACTACAATATTTACTAAAATCTTGATTAGCAATACATGAGGTATCTGCTGCAGGTGTAGTTGTAGCAGTTGTAGCAGTTGTACTATGCGGCGAAGGTGTATTTACTACTTCTGCATTTGAAACAATTGGTGGATGATCTGTATTAGAAGATATACAATTACAACTATTATCATATATTCCAAAACCATTCATATTTCCACATATTTGCCCTACATCACAAAATGTTTCTTTAGATAATATGTCAGAATTAGTTGATATTGAATATTCTAGATTGTTTATATTATAAATATCCTCATTATATGGATTATTATTTTCTTTTGTGTTAACTACAGAAAATAATTCTTTATTTATATATAATTTATTAAAAAAGTTAAAAAGAAATATTAATAATATAATTATAATAATTATAATGTATATGTACATTTGTTAATAAATATAAATATTTTTATTTATATAATTATATTTTTAATTAAATTATAATATTATTAAATTTTCATATTCCATTGTTCATTATTAAATCCTACAATTTCATCTGTATCTAGTACATGAGATGCCTGAAAATTTTTATCTAATTTACAGAAATTCATTGGTGGACAATATGGTTTTTTAGCAACACTTATACTACCTTTTGGTTTTTTTCCATAACAATTAACACCAAATTTTAATGTTGGATTTGCAAAATATCCACCATTTAATCCAGGAAGGCCACAATAAGTTTTTTCATTTTCTGGTAATCTTTCATTTGTATTGTGTAATTTATCCCATTCACATTGTTGAACTGGATAAAATGCTGTTTGTCCATCTGTCCATCCATACGTACACCAATTTGCACCATTATTATATGCATCTGTTATTTCTGCTTTTGTTGCTAATCTGCCACCATAAGATTCACATTTACATTTACCTTGATCATAAGTATAATCTTGATTTGCAATATGAAATACTTCATTTTTACTTTCTATTATGGGAGGTATTATTTTTGGTATAGTTGGTAAAACTGGTTTAGAAGGCGGTGGTGGAGGAGTTTCCATTTCACATACGCTATTATCTGAAAAATCAAATAAATACTTTAATAATGATTTTTTTTTATAACATTCTGTATTATAATAATTTATTATAGATATACTCAAATATATTATAATACATATAATAATAATTATAACAATAGTGATAATTATTGACTTTGTATTAAATTTAGGATTTTGTATATTAGGATTTTGTATAATAGGTTTTTGTATATTAGTGTTTTTATTAAATCCTTTATTTTGTAATGGTTCAGTATTCTTTTTAAAAAATCTATTCATATATACTCTTTCAAGAAAAAATTTTTACTAAATATATTTTAATAAAATATATTTAGTAAAAATATTTGCATATGAAATTTATGTTTGTTTATTATTCAATTTTTTCATAAATTAAAATATATCCAATTTTAAATAAATTATCTTTATTCAAATTGATTTGATATTCTGTAACAGTTTCATCATCATATTTATACCAATTATTATTTTTATCACGACATACCGCGAAATAATGACCGCTATTTAAACCTCCTTCATGACATCCAATTGATATTAATTTTAATTTACATTCAATCAAATCATATCCTTCAGCGTATGATGATAAATCCAAATCATCAAACGGGAATGATATAGAATTGTTGGATTTATATAAATTCCCCGTACTATTATTTTTATATCTTTTTAAAACAATTATCAAATATTGAGGAACTTTCATTAATTTTATTTGTTTATATGCTAGAATATGATTTTTCGATGTTTCGTCAAAAAATTTTGTTTCTAATATTTCTTTTTCAAAATTTTTTGCTAAAGAATCATATAATGTTTTACCGTATATTGGAATATTTAAAATATTAAACATTTCAAAATTTTTTGAAACAATTGTACCTTTATTATTATTTTCTAATGATACTATTTTATTAATAAACTGACCAAAAAAAAGTTGCGTAATAATTGAATATTTATTTTTAACATCAGCTATCCAACTTTTTGATGATTCAACTACTAATTCATCAATTTTATTTTCTACTATTCCACTATAACTTAATTCAACATCATACTTCAATCCTTCGTGAAGATAATCTAAAATTAAAGATAATATTTCCTGTGAATCTTGTTGTTGATAGCCTATAAATCTATTATCACATTTTTGGATTAATTGATGTAATGTTTTAGGTTCTAGAATTTTGCTTTTGGTATTTTTCATAATATTTACTAATTTACCAAATTCTTTAGATAACAATACTTCATTCATTTTTTTATCTTTCATTTCTTCATACCTATTTTTTAAATCAGTAATAAATTCATTTGATGGAAAATATGATATAAAATTAGTTAAATTAAATAGACATTGTATAGCGGTATTAAAATAACATGTATTACCCCTATTTATCAATCCAACCTTATTAGTTTCGCTATTCATTTTTATATATTATATTAATAAAAATCTATTTATATAGTTTATAAAAAATCATTTTTTTTAATTACTGTAAAAAAATTGATGGTAAAATTAATATATAATAGATATAATGTTAATATACAACAAATATATTAAGAATCGATCATTCCAATTTAAATTAAATTTAACATGTCGAATAACTCAAATAAAAAGTCTAAGAATGCTAAATTTAATTTAGATCAAATGGATTCTAGCATAAAAAAATGCAATCAAAAATCAAATTTTTTTGATGCATGGATGGATGATTTTTTATCAGATAAAAAACCTCCTAAAAATAATAATAAAAATAATAATAAAAAAAAAAATTGATTTTTTTTTTTTATTTAAAAAAATAATTACCAATTATAATACACAAAAAATGTTACGTAATTCATTACCAATAAATTTTAATTATAGATCAAGTAATATTATATTTCAAATAATTGATTGGAAATCATATGATATTTATAAAAAAACAGAAGATGAAGAGTCTGAACAATCAGAAGAGTCAGAACAATCGGAAGATGATAATGAAGAAAAAAAAAATAAAAAAATATTAAAACATTTAATTATTAGAGGATATGGTGTTACAGAAGATGGAAATTCAATTTGTATCCATATAGAAGGGTTTAAACCATATTTTTTCTTTAAAATTCCAGATAATTGGAATAATAGTGTATTTAATGAGTTTAGAAAAAAAGTTATTAAACTAGTTGATGATAATCAAAAAGATGGTATTTTTAAAGCAGAAATTGTTAAAAAAAAAGAATTTTATGGTTTTACAAATAATCAATTATTTACTTATGGAATGATTGAATTCAAAAATCAAAGTGCATATTATGCATATTTAAAGGTAATGAAAGAAAAAAAGATTAATATAAAAATAAATGGAATATATGAAGAGTTTGATTTTAGTAATAAACTATATGAAACTAAAGTAAGTTCACTTTTAAGATTTTTTCATGTTAGAAATATTGATCCTTCTGGATGGATGAAAATAATTGGTGGAAAATATAAGAAAAATACTCCATCAATAACTAGAACACAAATTGATATTACAATTAATTATAATGACATAATGAAGATTGATAAAAATAGTATTGCTAAAATTATTGTAGCATCTTTTGATATAGAATGTTGTAGTGATGATGGATCATTTCCTAAATTTGATAGAAAAAACGATCCAGTTATACAAATTGGAACGACTGTATATTTTATGGGTAATAATGAATGTCAATATAAATATATAGCAACATTAAATAATTGTGATCCTATAGAAGGTGTTTGTGTTGAATCATATAGCAATGAACGAGATTTGATATTAGGATGGGCATCTTTTATTGCGAGATTAGATCCGGATATAATTACAGGTTTTAATATTTGGGGTTTTGATTGGGAATATATATATAAACGTGCAGAAACAGGTAATGGAGGACAGGTTTTATCTTATCATGGTAATTTATTTAGAAGATTACAAAGATTATTAAAACCAGAAGAAAGTAATTATGCATTAAAAAAATTAGATGCAGATAAACATAATCAATCTAAAATTGATTTATTAACTGTTCAGGACTTATCATCTAGTGCATTAGGAGTTAATATATTAAAATATATTGATATTGAAGGTATTGTGCAATTTGATTTATATAAAGTAGTACAAAGAGATCATAAATTAGATTCATATAAATTAGATAATGTTGCAAAACATTTTATGAAACAGCAAAAAGTTGATTTATCTCCGAAAGAATTATTTAAAAATTTTAAGATTGGATCTTCAGATAAAATAAAAGAAATTGCAGAATATTGTATAATGGATTGTAAATTAGTAAATGATTTAGTTAATAAACTTGATGTTATTACAAATAATTTAGGCATGTCTAATGTATGTGTTGTTCCTTTTTCATATCTATTTTTAAGAGGTCAAGGAATAAAAATATTTTCATTAGTTGCTAAAATTTGTACTGAAGAAAATTTTTTAATTAAGGATTTATCAATAGATGATATAGATAAAAATTCATATGAAGGTGCAATTGTATTTGTTCCAACACCAGGAGTTTATTTTGAGCCAGTTGTTGTAATGGATTACAATTCATTATATCCATCATCAATGATTGCAGAAAATATTTCACATGATTCAATAGTAGGTTATAAAGAATATATATTAAAACCTAAATCAAGTGATCAATATGAATTAGTTAAAGATACAATTGTTGAAAAATATGATAATCTAGATGGTTATCATTATATTGATATAGAATATGATTTATTTCAAGGTTTAGATAATGATAAAAAAAAAATTGGATATAAAGTATGTAGATTTGCTGAAGCAGATAATGGAGATAAAGCAATGTTACCACGTATATTGCGTAAATTATTAAAAGCTAGAAAAGATACACGTAAAATAATGGAATATTATACATATCAATTAAAAGATGGACGTGTAGAAGAGGGTATTCCATCTGATAAAGGAAATACTTATGAATTATTTAATGTAATACATGGTAAAATCATAATTAATAAAGATGACATATTAGATACAAGAAAAACAAATAATGACTTTCAATTATCAATATTAGATGGTTTACAATTAGCATATAAAGTTACATGTAATTCATTATATGGACAAGTAGGTGCAACAACTAGTCCAATTTGTTATAAAGAATTAGCTGCATGTACAACTGCAACTGGGCGTAAAATGGTAATTACTGCACGTGATTTAACATTAAATACATTTGTTGGTGCTAAACTCACATATGGAGATTCGGTTACAGGTGATACACCATTATTAGTAATGATTAATGGTTTTGTTGATATTGTTAAAATAGAAGATTTAAACAATATGTGGGTACCATATGAAGAGTTTAAACCATTTGATACAAATAGAAAGGAAAAACAACAAACATTTACGAATTATAAAATTTGGACAAATGAAGGATGGTGTGATATAAATAGAGTTATTAGACATAAAACTCATAAAAAAATATATAGAGTAACAACAAATATTGGAATAGTAGATGTAACAGAAGACCATTCTTTATTAGATGAAAATAAAAATATTATAAAACCAAGCCAATGTATTATTGGAACAAAATTATTACATAGTTTTCCTAGTGATTTCCCTATATATGAATATAGTGATATGAGTGTTTTTGATATGAAAGGAATTATTAGTGATATACATAAAGGATTTATTGATAAAATACCATATGAAATTTTAAATTGTACAGTAGAATATAAAATTAAATTTATTAAACTATATATTGAACATTTGAATTTATATGGATTACCAAATCAAGAATCAAAAATATATTATCAGTCATTGTATTATCTTATGAAATCTATTGAAGATAAATATTTATTTGACCCAAATTTATTGGATACATTATCAATAAAACTCAATGGTACAAATGATATTACTGAAATAGAATATTTATATGATGCAAAAGATGAAATGTATGTATATGATATTGAAACTAAGTCAGGAAATTTTAATGGTGGTATTGGACAGCTTATATTAAAAAATACTGATTCAATTTTTGTTAATTTTACGGATGAAATTAAAAGAAGAAATCCTGATAAGGTTTTTACAGAAAAAGAATTATTGGCAGAATCTATTAAAATTGGTGAAGAAGCAGCAGCAAATATTAATAGTCATATGAAAGCACCACAAAACATTGAATATGAGAAAACATTTTGGCCATTTTGTATATTTTCTAAAAAAAGATATTTTGGAAATAAATATGAACATAGTACTGAAAAATATAAACAAACTAGTATGGGTATTGTTTTAAAAAGAAGAGATAATGCTCCTATTGTAAAAACAATATATGGAGGTGTTATTGATATTATATTAAATAAAAGAGATATTGATGCATCTAAAAAGTTTTTTTATAATTCAATTAAAGACTTATTGGAAGGAAAAGTTGATATAAGTCAATTAGTTATAAGTAAAACGGTTAAAACAGATTATGCAAATCCAAATCAAATAGCACATAAAGTTTTAGCAGATAGAATGGGAGAACGAGATCCTGGAAATAAACCACAATCAAATGATAGAATACCATATTGTTATATTGATACTTCTAATTTAAAATGTAAAATATGTTGTTCTAAAATAAGTCCTGAAAATTGTAAATGTATCAATTGTATGAATATATATTGTTATCAACATTTAAAAAGTCATCGTGATACATGTATTATATCATGTAGATTTTGCAAACTAACCATAAACCAAGCATCTTTAACCAAATGTGGTACATGTAATGGATGGTATTGTAATAAATGTAATGATAAACATAATTTAAGAAAGGATAAATATAAAGTAATACATCATGATAAATGTAAAAAACCATTGACTAATAAATTATTACAAGGTGATACTATAGAACATCCATTATATATTGAAGAAACAAAATTAAAAATAGACCATAAATATTATTTAGAACATCAAATTGAAAAACCAGTTTACCAAATTTTTGAATTAGTTATGAGAAATCCAGAAAAAATTATTGAAGATTTGTTAAGAAAAATGAATAATTTAAAAAATGGAAATCATACAATTAAAGAATGGTTTAAAGTATTGGATAATAAAACAATACCCAAAAAAGAAGATGAAAAATTTAGTTTGAAAGAAAAATTAGATATAAATGCTATTGTTGATGAAGAAGAAGAAAATTTATTAGGAAATTACTTTGAGGAAGACGTTATTGAAACGGTTGATGAAATTTTTGAAGAAAATGATATTGAAGTTGTTTAATAGTTTAATTTATAAATTATCTTAACAGCAATTTTGATTTCAAATGCCGATTTATATAAAAAAATATACTTAAAAACATAATAATATATTAAATATAATGTGTTTTAGATTTTTTTACATATCTATTATTTTTGACTCAAAGCATTGGACATTTAAAACGCTGATTTTATTTTGATTTTACTAATTTTCATAAATACTAAAAAAATGTTATTAAATGACACAATTACCCTAATGATGTCTTTGCTAAAGAAAGATTTACAAGAGGCGATTATCTTGTTAAAAAATAAAAATATTAATTATGCGTATAATATTGCGCGTTTATACTGCGATTGTTGTGGTACCTTTTGTAGAATAGGATCAAGGCGGAATATGAAGTTTAATAACTCTTTTATTTATTTTGTTGTAAAGGAAGAAGAAATTGTTGAATGTAAGTTATATCAAGTAAACAAAAAACAAATATATGTAGTAACAATTTTAGGTAAATATAAAAGAGAAGAATTGGATTTGGAAGATGAATTTGATATTATAATTCCATTATAATCGGCGTTTGAAATATCCAAAGATGTAAAATTCATAACAGGATTAGTAATAGGATAAACCTGTGTTTTTATTTATAAGTTCGGCATTTGAAATCCGAATTGCTGTAAAAAGTATGTAAACTACGAAAAATAGCGAAGAATCTTCGATTCATTTCTGTATTTCTCTTCGTAAACTACGAAAAATAGCGAAGAATCTTCGATTCATTTCTGTATTTCTCTTCGTAAACTACGAAAAATAGCGAAGAATCTTCGATTCATTTCTGTATTTCTCTTCGTAAACTACGAAAAATAGCGAAGAATCTTCGATTCATTTCTGTATTT